CTCTTATCATATATACCATATTCCTCAATAGCTCAGTCGGTAGAGCGCATGACTGTTAATCATGATGTCGCTGGTTCGAGTCCAGCTTGGGGAGCCAAAGCACACACAGGCGAACCGTTGGTAATAATCAATGGTTCGCTTTTGTTATCAGTTAAGAGAATAAAATAAAAAAGCGCCGCCGATAAGAGTCCCACAGCTCTTACCGACGGCGAATTTTTTTATCAGAACCTGTTCAGTCCCTTGCGACCGATAACCGCAGGGAAATCACGATAGCAGCAGTCCATGTCAACATCACCCTTGATGCCGCCGACACAGCCTTTCCAGGAATACTGCCAGATGCCTACATCTTCGGCAGGAACGCACTTGGGGAAAATGTTCTCCACTCTCGCAACCCAGCAGGTGTAACGCTTGGGCATGTCAGCGCTCAGCTTGTCCCTGAAAAATGTGTCATAGCTGTAAATGCCTGCCCATGCTTTGGCGGCTTCCAGACGGCTGCAAAATGCAGATACCATGTCACAGCATACAGTCCTCGACGCCTTGCCCTGTTCCTCGAAATCGCCGTAAACAGGCAGCTCAAATGACTTGCCTTTCATGATTTTCAGCATGAAATCAGCTTCCCTGACCGCCTCTGCCGCAGTTTTCGCATAGCAGTAGTGGTATGCTCCCACCATTAGACCCGCCGCCTTTGCACCCTTGTAGTAGCCCTCAAAACGGCGGTCAACCTGCCTGGGGCTTTCAATGCCAAATCCCGTGCGGATAATAACGCCGTCAATGCCCGATGCCTTGACCTTCACGAAATCGACCTTCCCGTTGTGATGGGACAGGTCGATTATTTTCATTTTGACTTCTCTCACTTATTTTCCCCACCTTTCGACTTCATCACATCAATGATTTTATCAAATATCCTTTTTACAGGCTCAGGCATAACGCCCATAAGCGCAGCGTTTTCGCATATTGATATCAGTTCGGACGCACAAAATGCGATGACAACAGCATTGCGTATGTAATCACACCCCAGCAGCACATCAGCGTAATGGGCGCATACCACAAGCAGTATGGTGCAGATTTTTTTGATTATGCCCTGCCAGCAAGCCTTAGAGGACAGCGCCCCGTTTTCCGATTTGTCGGATTTGTGCCACCACATGGCGTTTGCCAGCCCCAATATAAAATCCGCCGCCATGAAGATAAGCAGCGTAATAATGGCATTGTCCCAGCCGCCCAGGGCTGCCGAAACAGCCCCGCCTATTGCGCCGATAATGGCGCATACATATGTTTTGATGTTCATTGACATTTTCATTCCGCCTCTTTCCTAACCACAGGAATATCAAATTTTTTCAGCTCTGCTTCCAGCTCGTTAATTTCATCTCTTACCGCCTGCCGCTTGGCGTTTAATTCGGTCATGTCATACGGTGCAGGCAGACCCATCAACGCATATTCATAGCACTTGGCTATTTTCCAGTCCCCAATAGGACTGGCGCTATCCGACAGTTGCCAACGGTAGTCAGCGATTTTTGCTGGATTTCATTGTACGTATCCATTTGTCGTACCTCCTCAGCCTATGCAGAAACAAGGGCGGATGCCACCCATAGATGATGCGCCACTTGCATTTGCGTTTCCCGTACTTGTTACACCCGCAAAACTGGTATTCCATGCAGTTGATTTGCACCAGAACCAATTTCTATTGCATATATACTTTGGAGTTAATCTAAATATCGGAAATTGACGATAATTCAATCCATTATCATATTTACCACCGAATATGGTGCTGCCATATATTTCTGGTTCAGACGGCAGATTGATTTTAACAGTTACCCATACGCAACTATTTGCGGAATTTCCCGATACACCATTAGTCAGATATTCACTGTGCAACAGTAAATGGTTGTTCAATTTTGCGTCAAAATGCGCATTATATACAGGTAATACGGATGTAAACAGAAAACTGCCAGTATATCCACCCTTATTTGTATTCGTACCATTCATTCGATTGGTTCCGATATTCTCATCAGGCACAATAACAGCGTGGTGTGCTGTAAATACTGTATCGCCTGCATTTAGGTATGTATCCAATCCCGCAATGCGGAATTTTGTATTGTATGTGACCGTCTGGGTCGATTCCACCAGCGTTTTTGTACCGTCATCACCGGTCTGTTCCACAAAACAGGGAACATTCGCAATGTCTCCCGACAACGTGAAATAGTCACCGATGTAAATGTCAGAAAACGACCCGTCAGCAATCATAGCGCAGATATCATTGATATCATATCCCTTGGCGAATAAATCATCGCCACGAAAGATATTATTATGATTTTCTGCAATGCTGGTAATCCACTCTGTCTCGTCTTCAGCCGGAAAATCAGGCTCGCCGTCAACATAGCGTTTAACGTCCTTTTCGTAGTTTTGAGCGATTTCAGCCGCGGTCAATGCCTTGCTATATGCCGCCAAACGATAGAAATTATATGCGCCTACCGCATAATTAGTATCGCCTGCGCCCAAACAGCCCAGATACGTATTTTTGGTTGATTTCTTGTAGTCGGATAACGTTTTTGTTCCGACCAGTGCGCCGTTCACATAGAACTTAAACGCCTGTCCGTCATAGGTTATAGCCAAACCATATGGTGTATTCTGACTGAATGCTGTGGCGATATTCAGGTAACTTGCCGATGCCTCAGAACGTATGGACGCATTCATCCGACCATTTTCAGTATAAATGCCAAAACCAGCCTTATCGAAACAGCTGATAATATCGTTTTCACCCGTAGTTCCACCTGTTATTTCAACAAACAGTTCTACAGTAAAATGGTCATAATCAATCATGTCTGGTATCTTCATCGCTGTTGCAATACCTGTCTGTTTGATGTAATGGTTAGATGCTATCAGACCATTACCGCTGCCGTCTGTGTATCGGCTCATAGTCTGACTGTTTACCATATCTACCCACGTGTTGCCGTTTGTGGCATGTTTTGGGGGAAAATTATACACACCATCATAGAACATCTTTGCTCCCGGGGCATATCCCAGCGATGTGGGGGTTATGTCGACTGTCTCACCCCCTTTCCCCGCTGTCTTAAAACGGTTGCTGTCGCTGTACTGACCAACGACTGCGACAGTGCCATTTCCATTCAGGTACAGCATAGTGCCATTGAATTTATCGCCGCAGTTGGCAATAACAAAACTGCTGTCCTTAGCGACAGTCACTACACCGTCGGCGCCTTCCACACACTCGGCGTTAACAGTCGATACCTGTATCGCACTGCTGCTATCGTTCCTGATACCGTAGAACGGATAACGGCGGTCAAATTCCACCGTTGTCAGACCGCTGACAGCTACAGTTGTTTCCTGGGTTGTTATCATATAAATTCCTCCCATTTATTTTTTGTACGTATCATAAAACGCTTTGGACGCTTCCACAACAGCCGCCGCCAGACTGTCATCCGACAGATTAGACAGAAACTCCGCCGCATAATCATCATAGCTTGCACAAACGTTGCAGATCGGCATCTGTGCATGGCTTGAATGTTCGTCAGTCGATTTTATGCTGCCGTCAATGTTATAGACCGTCTCTACATAGGTCATATCAATGTATATCTTAGCCAGTCCACCGTCAGTATAATTATACACCTCAGCGCTTCCCGTCCCGGTCAATGCGCAAACAAAATCCATATACAAATACACACCCTGCGTAGCATCGGCGTTGTTTTTGTATCTATATGTTTTCGTGTGTGCAACGCCGCCCTCAGTGGAATTTAGCTCGCCGTAAAGTGCCTCGCCGTTTTTGCTTATAACCTTGGCAATTTGCAGACAGCCTGAACTTATTACGACTTTTTTTTGATATGACGTTGTCGGCGGATATCCTATAGCAGCGTTTGTCCTGCCCTCAGAAACAGCAGCTTTAAATTCAGCCTTGAACTCGCCAAATTCAATGCTTGCAAATGTCGGCATGGCTACAATGTCAGCAAGGGACTTTCCTCCGCCCTGCTGCGGCACATCAACCATCACAGGCGCAAATCCCACATACCCCTCAGCCTTTTCAGCGTCGGAAACATTGTATGTGCCGTTTTCCGTAATGCTCAGCGGCTTGACCTTGCCGCCTCCCGAGCTTCCCCCACCCGCCAACGCCTGAGTGATAAGCCCCCCGCCTAATATCATGTTTCCACCTCCTTATATGTCCGTGTCCAGTGTGCATTTTTGCGTTTCCCGCCGTCAATATCATACGTCACCGTGATAGTGTACGGCTCGTATTCAAATACCTTTGTGCCAGCCGTTTCTGTTTCATTAGATGTTACAGACAGCAGCGGATACAGACAAAAAATCTCGTCGCTGTCACGCTGACGGATAAGCTTGTCGCCCAGGTCCTCATATTCCGAGGGGTCATAATGCTCAGCCACTGTTGACTTTCGCCTCCTTTTGGCACACAAAACTCAGCCCGTTTTCACCGAACATCATGCAGCCATGTTTCTTGCCCAGCTTTACCCGATTTTCAATAGCCCTGCTGTACAAATCATGATACTCGCTGAAACTGCAATCCGCCTCAGGCGCAGAAACATTAGCCACGATTCCCAGTCCTGTGAAATCAAAATCAACACTCAGCACAGGAAGCTTGTCGCCGCCGTATGCAATGAAATCACCAATGTTGTACAAATAATCAGTGATCATCTGCGAACATTCCCAGCCGTGATATGCGTACTCACCGCCGCTGCCGACTATCTGCGATACCATCTGCTGTACAGCCGCCTCAGTCAGATACCGTCCCGAAATGCGCTCCGTGTGCCGCCAGTCGGAGCCCGAGGCATACTCGTTGCCATATGCCTCATCAGTGGCATGCAACCCCGTAATGTGCTTTGTGCCCCGCCTGATGACCTCCGTCCTGTCGCTTTCCGCAGGCATATCCAGCCCCGAAGAGGGCGCAGAAAAAGGCACAAACGCCAGCACACCGCCGCCGTCATGCCAGTATCCCACATCATTGTGTGACAGGTCGCTGAGTATGACCCTGCACGTCTTGCCCGCAAAATCCTGATAGCACAGCTGTGCCATGCGCCCCGAATATCCGCCCTCGGTGAAACCGCACTGATTGGCGATCGCTCCCACTATCTGAGACGTGGGATACCGCTTTGCCTTGCTTTCATCGAAAACCTTGTTGCCGTCATCGTCATAGGTGTACTCAAACTGATCATATCCACTGTAATCAAAGGGGATATCCAGATTTTTACAAAGATCATACGCCGTGATGCTTGCCACACCGCCCGCATAGGACTGCTGGGCAATGTAAAAATCAGGCAGCAAATAGCCGTTAAACGTTACCTTGCTGCCCTCTATAAACGGCACAGCCGACCATACATCACAGGAAAATTCCGTTGTGGCCACACCGTCAAATCCCTTGCCTTCCAGCGACCGCCTCAGCCTGATGTTGGCCAGTACGTCCGCACCGTATTCCGTGCCCTGATAGGTTATCTTGTACGGCAGGCTAAAGGCCTGAGCCCGTGAGAGGGCAGGTCATGGATACGGATATGTTGTAATAGTCCACCGTGCCGTCGTTAAATACAGGCACACAGCGGATAGTCGGGCGGTCAAACACATTGGTCTGTACCGTGGGGCATTTGTATTTTACGGTCACCGCGTCCGCATTGCAGGCGGTCACAAGGGCAGCTGCTACCGTGTCCGACAGCACCTGAAAATCAGCCGACAGACTGACACTCACACCCAGACATTTCTTACGTTCCTTGCCGTTTACAGCAGTGAAGCTGTCCGAATACACAGGCGCTGTCGATATATCTACAGCCTCGCATATAACGTGTTCGGACATATCCACATTGCCGATTTTTAATATCGTATCATTCATGCTTTAACCTCCGCTGGCAGTTTTAGCCCGCTTGTTTTCCTGCGCAACAACCTTAGCCACATATCTGCCGTCCAGATCAACCACCTTGTAAACAGGGCTGCCCGATGAAGCAGATGTGCGTTTGACCGCCGCAGATGTGTCCTGACTGTCCGCCGCCGTTGTGTTCGCAGCCGATGTATTTGCCGAAAGAGCCGCCGAAGAGTTGGCAGCAGATACATTCGCCGCCGCAGCGTCAACGTAATTGCCGTCAAAAACGTCCTTCATGGACTGCTCCCAGTTAGCCTTGAACGCTTCCATAAAGCTGTCGCCAAACAGCGTGCCTGCGTCAGTACCTAACTTCTCGAACTCGTCGGAATTTTCCGTTACCATGTTGGCAATGATGTTGCTTACGCCCTCATCGTCCTTGTACAGCGACCTGATTTTCGAAAGCTTCTTGGGGTCCTTCAGCAGCTGCGTTGCATAGTCCAGCGCCGCTTCCGGGTCTTGTTTGAGCAGTTCGGTTATAAGGCTGTCAGGCACATTCTTTTCGTACAGCTCGGCGATTTTTGATGTCAGCTTTTTCTTGGCGGCAAGCTTTTTCTCAAATCCGCTAAGGTCTATCTTGTTTGACTTGGTTTTAGCCCCCGTCCGCTTGTCCGTTTCCTCAGAGCTGTTGAAGATATCGCCACTGCTGCTTTTCAGACTGCTTGCCAGACTGTCACGGGATTTTACAACACTGTCATAGGCTTTCTCCAAAGTGTCCCGCTGCTTTTTGGCAGCAGTCTCAGCCTCTTTCGCTGCCTTATCGTCGGTGCTTTTCTGCTCTTTCAGAAGCTTAAGGTTATAGTCCTTGTAAACGTCCGAATTGTGGTCAAGGGTCTCGATAAATGCCCTCTCCTGCTCTAAAAGCCAGCTGTCGTCATAGCCCTTTTCCAGCTGCTCTGTCTCCAGCTCTTGGAACTTGTCCTCGGCGGAAGTTTTCAGGGCGTTTTCAGCGTCCTTTTTAGCCTGCTCCGCTTCTTTTGCGGCCTTTTCAGCTGCCTTTGTCTCGGTGTCCGCAAGCTTGTCATAATGGTCTGTTACTTTGTCATAAAGCTTCCACCATTCGGCGTCTTCCTCATTGCGGTACTGTTCAAGCAATGCCTTTCTGCCCGCCCAGTATTCTTCTTCCGTGACCTTGTGGACAGCATATTTGTCCTCCAGCTCCTTGAGCGCCGCATCAAGCATTTCCGACTGGTTTACTACGCCGTCAACGCCTGCATCGGGCATACTGTCAGCTCCGCTGCCTTCCACATCGGCAGTGCCGTCAAGGGTGCCCGCAATATCACCGTTTGTCTTTTCAATTTCGGAAACGGCTTTTTCCCTTGCTTCGGTCAGGTCATCAATGGTCGCATCTACCGCTGTGAGGCTGCTGCTCAGATACTTTTCAACGCTCGTCTCGCCCGACATATCCATTTCTGTCTGCATCCACTTTGGCAGCAGATCATAATCAAACGAACCGTTTTCCTGAGCTGTAAGGAACGCATCGTTCCATTCGCCCAGCTTTCGGGTGTTGTCCGCTATCATTTTGTCAAGCTGTTCCTGCGTAAGACCGTCGTAGCGTTTTATGCGCTCCGCCTGTGCCTGCGCAGCCTTTTCCACTGCATTGCTGTCACCGCTGAGCGCATTGCTTAGAGCCTCCTGCATATTTTTATACATATCGGCTCCTACGCTTTCCCAGTCGTAGTTTATGATATTGTCTGCAATATGGTCACACAGGTCAAGCGCAAACTCGATGATGTCGGGAATGGCATTGACAAGAGCAGTGTTCAGCTCCATGAGTATCTGCGGAGCCTTTGCCAGAAGTATCGGCAGGGAATTTATCAGACCGTCAGCAAGACCTATGATTATGTCCTCAGCAGCCGAAATAAGCTTGTCAGTGTTATTTATCAGCGTTTCCGTGATGGTCAGCACCGCATTTACAACAGCGGGTATAAGCGTGTCCAGATTGTCGGAAATGCCCTTTGCAAGAGCCGTTATGATATCCACAGCTCCCTGTGTTATAATATCGGCGTTGGAAAGTATAGCCGTTATAAGCGCCGTGCAAAGGTCAGCCGCCGAGCCTGCGACCCTGGGCAATGCGGATATAAGCCCCGACAGCAGAGTGTCGATTATCTTATCCGCATTATCTGTTACAATAGGTATAGCCGTGTCAGCGATGGAAGAAAGCGTGTCAAGCAGCGCCGCAATAAGACTGTTTGCGCCGCTTATAACATCGGGAAGCATTTCTTCAAGTGTCTGCGGTATCAAAGGCAGAATGCCCTCCGCAAGTTCGGCAATGCCCGTCGCCATCTGCGGCAGCACCGCCATAATGCGGGGCATAAGGTTGTCGGATACGTTCAGAACGCTGTCAATAAGGTCAGAAACGAGCCTGTCAAAATCCTGCGTAGGGTCTGCCATTCCTGTGAGCATATTCTGCCATGCTGCTGTCATGCTTGCCATAGATCCCTGCAGCGTATCGGCACCCTCGGCCTGAGCATATCCCGAAAGCCCCTGCATCTCAATGTAGTCAACAAGAGCATTCTGGCAGTCAGCAAGGTTGTCAATGGTGTATTCCGTTGCCTCGCCGTGGGCCTTTTTGTACGCATTTACCTTGTCGATAAGCTCCGCAAAGCCCTCTTTTGTGGGGGTGATACCTATCTGCAAATTGTCGAGCATGGTATAGTTGCTTTTCATAATGCCGTTGAAAGCATTCTGAACATTTTCCGCAGTGTTGCCCGTAGCAGCCACAATGTCCGCCTCGGCGGCAACTATCCTGTCCGCAAGCTTTGCAGCCCCCAGCTCATCGCCGCCCATGGCAGTCTTCAGACCAATGGCAAATCCGTTCACCTGTTCAAGGTAATCGTTCTGGGACATCTGTACGTCCTTAAAAGCAGTCTTAGCCTTTTCGGCAATGTAATCATACGCCTCGCCGAACATCAGCTGCGCACCGCCAGCAAGCTGTTCATAATCGCCGAAACTTGCGATAGCTTCCTTTGCCAGGGCCCCTACCGCGGCAGATGCAGCACTAACAGCAGAAAGGGCAGCTTTTGCAATAATGTCCATAGTTTTTGTGGCAGCCACGCCCACATTACCCATAACGCTTTTGAAATCGGCATCATCGCCCAAAATCTTATAAACTATCTCACCAACCGTCACCTGCCCTCACCTCTCATTCTTTCCGTAGCCTCTCTGTGAATGCGCTGGATTTCGTCCAGCACAGCCCTGTCCCTCTCGGCAGCCGTCTTGTATCTTGGCGCCTGCTTCTTTTTCAGCGCAAAAATACATTTGAGCCTTGACACCCTCGACCTTTCCGCAGAGGACTTTATTTCCGAAAGGCTTTCGGCCCTTATACCGATTATCCTTTTCAGCCTGCATTCATCGGGCAGACCCCGAAACAATGCACAGAAATCGAACCAGTGAAGCTTTGCCGTGTTCAGGTCAATGCCGTAGTGCCCGAGAAAATCCGCATAGAAATATGCCTCGTCCTCCGAGAAGTCAAACGACGGCTCATGTGACCCCATGGCAGATGTCCCCTTGTTCCTTGCTCCGGGCGCAAGACCCGAAATGTAGAAGTCCGTCATAGCGTCCGCCGCAGCCTTCTCCGAAACGCCCTCAGGCAGCCCCGCAAAGTAAAAACGCCCCGCAAGCGCACAGGCCTTGTCAGCGTCCTTGTCCGACATCGCCTCCGAGTAATCGCACATTATGCGGAAATCGGGGTCAACGGGAACTGGGATACTGTCAATGCTTATGACCTTTGGCTTCGGGCAAAACAACATTTTTCTCACCTGCTATCCTCTGCATAAACGCAGTGATCTCATCGTAAATGTACTTGAGTACAGCATATCTTTCAACGATGTTCGGCAGCCTGTCAGCAAATATCTTTGAGGCGGAACCGTCTCCGAGAATGCTGTCAATGGCATTGTCAAAAGCGGAGATCACCTTTTCCTCATCAGCCCCTCCGTCGTTTTTCAGGCTCAGAAAGGTGTCTTTTATGCTTCCCAGTCTGTCAACGAGCGGCTTCTGAAAGACAACAGGATACTTTTTGTCCTCTACCTCGATAACGCAAATGCGGTCTATGAATTTAAAGCCCATGATATTACCTCCATGTTACGGTCGTAAAAAAGCGGCATACGGGACATCCCGCATACCGCCTGCATTATTCGCTTACTTCTTTCCTGTCTCAGTCTGTACAGACTGACCTGTCTGCTCAGACTGCACGGTCTGCACAGCAGCTGACTGCGATGCTGCCTGCTCGGCTGTGTCCTTTTTGTAATACCTGCCCTTTGCAAATTCAGGTGCAGAGCTGCCTTCCACAGCAGAAAATACACCGTTAGAGCGTGTGAAATAGCCCGTATATTTGTTTGACCAGTCAGTGGGTTCGCTGTCAAGAGCAGTATAACCGCCCAGACCCTGGAATTTGAGCTCGGCAGGCTCTTCCGCAGCCTTCTTGATGCTGCCGCCGATAGAAAGATTTTCCTCGGGAGCACCTGAACCGTCATCACTCAGGAGCAGAGAGCCGGAGCCAATCTCGCCCTCGCCTGTAAGTACGTTGAAATACGCATATCTCACAATAGCGTCCTGACCCTTTGCATACTTCTTCTTGAACGAGGTAACAAAGTCCTGGAAGGGGTCGCCCTTGTACCTGTCCGCCTTAAACTCAATGGTTCTCTGGTTTCCTGTCTTTGTGGTGCTCTCACCGTGGTAATAGTAGCTGTTTGTCTTTTCTTTGGGATTGAGCGATGAGGAGCGGTCAGTAAATCCCATGTATGCCACCGCAAACTCATCAACGTCAGCGTTCTGCTTGTCCGAAATATCAACGGCAAGCACCATCTGATCAGTAGTGATAAATCCCACAAAATCGGGATTTGTAGCGACATTTGCAAACATATCCTTTATCAGCATAATATCATTCCTTTCATGTTTTTATAAAAAATACAATTTCGATACCGGCAGTGTATATCCAGTAATGTTCATTGTGCATCGTGGGTGCGGGCAGAGAATTTATTTTTATCCTTGCCTGTGATATGCCATCGACAGCAGGTTCCGATTCGGCAAGCGTATCCACAATGCCGCAGAGCTTTTCCACAAGCGCCTCCTGCCTGTCGTTGGTGTCCATGGCGGATACGGAAAATATTACCGACTGGATCTTGCTCCCGTCATAATATTTCTTTATGTCCTTGTTGCCCGCATAGATGATCGCACTCTGACCTGCCGCCGATACAACGCCTATCTCGTCAATGCCGCCCAGCCTTTTCAGCTCTTCGGCAATGTCAGTGTATATCTTTCCTTTCATCGGACTATCTCCCTGTCATACACACGCTTGAACACAGCCTGCCATTGTTCTTTGTGGTTCTTCTCTGCGACCTCGCACCAGTGGGGAGCGGCGTGCGGGTTGATATCAGTCCTGGTGTTGGGCAGATAATACTGATATTCCGCATAGGGCGTGACCCATTTCAGCTCTGCGCTGCCCATATCCGAATGGATAATGGACGAGTTTATCAGGGCCTTGGAATCGTGTTTGCAGTAGTAATTGCAGTTTCTCAGCGCAGTATTGGCAACCGCCTTTACCGCCAGATTTAAAGCCCTGTCAGCAGATAATAACATATCAGGGCCGTTTATCTGTACATCAACATTCACGCCAGTATCACCTCCAGATGATGCGGCTCAGCACTGCCCTCAAAATGCGTTTCAACCTTTTGGACTGCATAATCACGCCCCATAAAGCGGATAATATCGCCCGTCTTAAATTCCATATCCTCGGGCAGACTGTTCTTACAGTCATAAAACATCTTAGCGCTTACCTGCGGGATATCGCCATTCAGCGAAAATGCCTGAGAATGTGCCGGGATTATCCGTATCCACCTCAGCGTAATGGTCTCGGTATCACCGCCGCCCCAGCCGTCGGACGTCGTTTTGCGTACAACGTCAGCATAGTGGGGCAGCAGATATCTTGGTATAGGCGTCATCACCCACACCCCCTAAACATCAGCTTCACGCCGCCTGCATAAACATTTCCCAGATATATCTTCACCGCATTGTACCTCGCCGAAGATACCTCCGCCTGAGACCTGTCGCCGTAGGTAACGGAATAGCTGCCTATGGTCTCGGACTTCACATCTGCCGCCCTGCCGCATGAATACATATCATCAGCGCAGGCGCAGCAGGCACGGCGTATTTTGCCGCCAATGTTTTCGTCCGCCAGAAGCTCGGGAGTTATCCTGTCGAATGTAACAGCGTCAATATAAGCAGAGGCAGGCTCCGCAAATCTTGCAAAGTCCGCCTCGCTCATGGTGCCGTGAAAAACCTCGCTGTAAAACTTGTAATCAGCGTATGCCATTCTCAGCTCCTTTGCCGACAATCAGGCGTGAGAGCAGTAAATGCCCGCAGCCTTGTTTTCGTAGGCGTCGGTGAGACCGTAAGCACGGTAAGAGAAGATGTATGCGTCCGCATCGGGGTTAGCGTCGGGGGAGATGACCTTGCTTACAGTATGCTTGCCGAACTGGATAACAGCAGGCTTGTGAACTATCATGAAGTTGATAGGCGCACCGCCTGCGGAGGTCTGCTTGTAATATTTGCTTGCAGCCCAGCTGGGAGCGCTGTTGCCCGTAACAGGGGAGTAAACGCCGTCGGAAACGGTGTAATAATCCTTGTAGTTTGTGCTCCAGTCATCGGGCTGGGAGGTTGTCACCTCATACACCGCCTCAGCTCTCTTGAAGCCGCCTATCTCCTCGCCGGAAGATGTGCCGTTGAGCAGGGAAACAGCAGTCCAGAAGCGTGACTGAGGTACCTTGATAATGCCCGCAAAGCCCTCAAGTACAGATTTGGAAACGTAGCTGTAAAGGCTCTGAGCCGCATTGTAAAGGGTGGGGGTAACAAAAAGATATCTGCCGTCCGCAGGAACTTCCGCCTCGTCCAGTACGTTCACGCCCTCACGAACGGAATCCATGAACGCCTCGGCACCGCTGATGGTCTCGGTCTTTGAGCCAATGCCGTTAATGGCAGCGTAAGAGGCAAAGCGCACAGCGTCCATTTCGGGAACAGCCTTGGTGCGGATAAATTCGCTTGCCAGCTTGCCGAACGCCAGACCCGCAGTTTCCTCGTTGTCCATAGCGTCAACGCTGAACTTGCGTCCTCTGTCGTAGTTGAACTTCACGGTCTCGTTGGTGATCTCCACATTGCCCTGAACATAGCCGCCGTTGCGGGAGTAGTCAGCCAGACCGTCCATGCTTATCTTGGGGATAATGATCTCGTTTGCGTTTGCGCCTGCCTGCACAAGGGAGCCGTCCATATCCAGCACGGAAGAGCAGGAAGCAGCCTTGTAAACATCGTCCAGCAGGTCAATGTACTTCTTGAAAAGTGCAATAGCATTTGCCATGTAAATTCCTCCTTTTAGTGTATAAAAATAGCCTCGTTCATCTCAAAGATAAACAAGGCTCATCTCTTGCTTTGTTCATGCCGTCCTCCTTACTTTGTGAGTTCTCACTTCGTGAGAGGGGGAAGCCCCATAACAGCCCTTGCGGCGCTGTCGTCCGCCTGACCGCCCGAACCGCCGCCTGTGGGGCCCATGTACTTAGGCACAGGCTCGCTTCTCTCGAAAAGGAAGTCGTTTTCCTTGGCAATCTTGTCCAGCTGCTCCGTGAGACCCACAATCTCGTTGCCCGCAAGCTTCAAGCCGTCCATGTTGAGCAGCGCCTTTACGGCAACAGCGTTTCTGGGCTTGCGCTCTGAGAGCTTGCCCTCCAGAATGTGGTCAAACTGCATCTTTTCCAGCTTTGCGGCACTTTCCTTCTGCGCCGCCGCCAGCTTTTCCTTGTAGTCGTCGGCAGTCTTTTTAAGCCCCTCATAGTCCAGCTTGCCGAACTCCTCTATCTGCTTGTTGGCGGCACTGAGCTGACTTTTCACGTCCTCGTAGTCCCCGAACTTTGCGGAAACTCCGTCACAGTCCTTTTTGTTCTCCGCAAGTATCTGAGCTGCGTTTTCCTCTGATACTCCGAGCTTTGTAAGAAATTCCTTGGTCATGTTTTTTCCTCCCTAATATAAAATGTTTAACCCCCTCGATTTCGAGGAGTTTATCCGGGTCAGTTTCGACCCCTTTTATACTGCCTCATTCGCCTCTTGGAGTGCCTTTTGCGCTTGATACAGTGTGCAGCATAAACACTGATATCAGGTGCGGGCAGTGCCGTAAATCCATGGCTATAAAAGTCAAAGAACACTCTTATTCCCTCCTTTCAGACATAAAAAATGCGCCTTGCAGTCAACTGCAAAACGCTTGTGTGAGTATAAAAAATCGCCCTACTAAGTAAGGCAATCAGTCGATAAATTCGATTTCTTCAACATCTTCTTGCAGAAATTTATATCCTCCAACACCTATTGCCCAGCAGGCAACTTCATTTGAATCCTCGTCTTCGTGATATCCCATACAGATCCCCTCATATACAGTTCCGTCAGTTGTGGTCACTCTGACCTTCTTTTTTTTATAAAAAGCATCGGCATCATCAACTGCTTTACTCCATTTTTCAAAACTTATCACTTGATTATCACCTCATTAAAACAGGAAAAATGTGCGCACCTTTGTTTTCATCATATTTGATCTGAACTCTGTTAGTAGCCTCATATTTACCTGTTTTTTTATTGTAAGTACGACCGGCTTCAAATGGCAAAGTAATAAACTCATCGGGATACTTGTTATTGCCTCGGAATTCATAATGATCACCCGTTCCCGCATACCTGTTTATTAAATCCTGCGGGTCAAGACCCTTTGCAAGTATGCTTCTGGGGGTTACTTTTCCGCCTGACTGCACAGCTTGCTTGACCTGATTTTTCCAAACCTTGCCGTTTACGTGCTTGGACTGATTTTTGGTATCCACGGAAGTATTGACACTGCCGCTTGCAAGAGCATTTCGGAAGCTGTTGACCTTTAAGCCTATTGTAGCATCTCCATTGCCTAAAGTCAACATTTTTTTGTATTCGGCTGCACTTCTGCTTGCCTGACTGTGACCAAATCCCCCGACCTGGGCCCTCTCGTTCCTCAAAGAAAGCCCCGCAGCCTTGGAAAATCTTCCGTACTCCTCTTTTTGTCTGCGCAGAAGCACCGACTTTTCCGTGAACCTGTCCTTATCGTCCGTGGCATCAGCCGCAAGTATCTCTCGCTTGGTCTTGCGCATTGACCTCTCCATAGCCCTCTGCCGCTGGGTCGCCTCGTAATAGGTGTAGGTCTTGCCGTTGTATTCAAAGGGCGGCGGGTCGATGTTTTTAAGCTCCTCTTCCGTATAACTTGGTTCGGAAATGCCCTCTATAACAGGGTAAAAGTCATGTCGGCAGTTGGCGCCTTTAAGACCTGTCACCGTGCCGTAGCCCGTCACAGCCTTTAGAGAGGGATATTTCTTTGATTTCCCCGAAAGGGAATACCACTTGCCCTGCCATTCTGCGTGGTCGGGTCTTGCACCTGCGTGAGCATCGACCTCCACAATGTCCGTGTCAAGCTCCGCCGCATTGTGTTCCGAGACCTTGCCCGTCATTTGCGAAAGCCCCGTAAGAACAGCCCTGCGGGCAGCCACATCAGCGTGACACCTTACCCCCGAAGCATAATCCACAAACTGCAAACCGCCCTCTGTGAGCCGCCTCGTGGCGTTCCTGACCGCCGTGTTGTGATCTACAGCACCCGTCATTACCTGCATATACGCATAGTCGAGACAGTCCCTGTAAGCCTCAGCCGCACCGTGAAACCGCACCTGACCGTTTGACCCACGGTAGGAAAATCCCATGGATTGCGTAAAGTTTCGCAATTCTCCCTTGGTCTGGTTCACACCGGCGGTCACTGCCTGCTGAAAGAAGTCGTTGTATTCATAAGGCGTGTAGCCGACATTCGCCTGTGCATATGCTTTTTTATAAAATTCGTCCGAGGTCTGGGCAGCGTCAAAGAACAAACGGTCAACAGCCTCATCGGAAAGCTCCGAATATTCGGATATCTTCTGCTTGATGTACTCCGTTCCCGCACCCAGCTCACGAAGCCGCAGCACCTGATGCTCTGCGCTGTCGGTAAGATATCCCGCCTTTGCTATCCTGCGGCATATGTCGGCGATGATATCCTCCTCGAGCCTGAGAAAAAGCTCCTCCAGCTCCGCAGGCGCACCCTGCAAATAGTCGGGAGTAAGCATTATTCAAAGCTCTCGGGGAGCATTGCCGCCGCCTGCTCCTCCGTCTCGCCGTAGCGCTTCATGCGGTATTCCACAGGAGACATGATCCCCGCAGAGACTTCCTGGAGCCATATCTTCTGCTCGGTCTCGCTGTCGGTAACAAGGCTGTCGTCAAAGTCGAATGACTGCTCGCACGCCCCTCTGGGGGCAAGCTCATGAATGTCGCAGAGCATATCAAGTACCTGCACAAATTCCGTGAGAGCCTTTCTGACGTTCGCCTGAATGGCTGATACTGTGGCATATGACCGCTGCTTTGATGCCTTTATCTCGGTGGCAGTCTTGTCCGTGTCCTGCACCTCGGAGAGGGTACCGAAAGCAAGTCCGCACTGCCGTTCTATCTGCCGAAGAAGATTGTTGAGCCCGTTCCTTTGAGCCTCTTCACGTATCTGAGGCGAGAAAACATTGAACGCCTGGTCTTGGTTAAAGTCCAGCGTCTTTATCAGCCGCCTGTTGAATTTGGGAGCCGTCTCCGTGCCGTCATTGCCACGCTGTACCGCCGTCACATCGGCATATACCGCCAGCTCCGAGCCTTCAAACTCCCATATGCCTCTTGTGAACTGCATATCCGCTTCCTCGATAGTGGAGATCGCCGCATTGAACACCGAAACACCCAGCGGGGAACGCCTGTCAATGATGTTTGCCCCGGGCATTTTCATATATACAAACAGCGGCCGCTTTATCCCAGAGAACGTTGCCGACGGAGCAATGTCCGCCCATTCCGCAACCGCCCCGAGAGCTATCTCCCGCCCTATCCTCGCCGAGCTGTCGGACACATACGCCTTGTTCACCACTGTGTAATTCGTACCCGAAAGGGAGTGCTTTTCAAGCCTTGTGAAATACCGTCCCTTGCGGACTATCCTGTCAGCGAAAACGCATTCGGTGATGTTGTCACCGTCATAGCCCGATACCGCCGCAGCGTCTGCCTGAATGATGTCGGTGTATATCTTCCCGCCCGATACATAAGGCTTCAGGAACACCCCACCCAGAGCGCAGGCATATTCCACCCACACGGGAGACAGCGCCACCGCTTGACTGTACGCATCGGAAAGATGATCCGCCCTCGGCGAGCCTGTCAGCTCCGAGTTAAGCTCCAGCGTGACCAGCCTTGCCATTTCATGGGCCACAGAGTAGGGGAGATTAAGGCAGCGCACATTGCTGTCAGCCACAGCCCACGGCGGCGTGCAGCGGTAGCATTCCGCCCACAGCCTTACCGCCTCGGTCATGTCCTTGTCAGCAGGCAGGGTCTGCATTTTCGCAGCCAGCTCATTAGTGTCAAACAATTTGCATATCGCTCCTTTCAGCCAAGATAAAATGCTCATTTTCCGCTTCTCCTCCAAATCTGCGATGTGGCGTACCGCACAGCGTCAATGCTGTGATTGTTCCTGTCGGGATATCCCGATATGATCTCGCCGTCCTTGCTGCGCTCGTATTCGTACTCCAGAAATTCCGCCGCAGTCTCGGGGCAGCGTTCGTTGTCAATGACTATTTCACGTAGGGACTGCAGCCACTTCATGGAATAATCCACCGACCCCGGGCCCTTTTCAGCCGCCCTGGCAAGCAGACCAAAGGAGCGGTAATCCGCAACGGACTTCTGCTCCGCACTGTCGCACATGAGCATATCGTTTGCCGTTACGCCACGCTTTTTCAGCTCGGCAGCAGTCTCCGCATTGCCCTTTTTGTTGCAGCGGAACTCGTCATATATCACCAGCGTGTGCTGCGCCGCCAGATATGCGCACCTGACATACGCAAAGGGATCAGGATACCAGCCCCAGTCAACGCCGTGAAGAATCGTTCCAAAGGTCTTGATGTCCTCGTCAGTGACCTTGCGTGTGACCACATTGTCGAACACGTTTCCGCCCGTGCCGTTGGCAGCGCCCAGATATTCGTTTTCATACGCCGTGGGATTGGTCTCTTTCAGATATTCCGCATCATCGAGGAACGGCTTGCCCAGCCACTTTTTCGGCACCGTCAGATAATTGCTTTCGGTAACGAGCCTGTCCGCCCTCGGCGCTTTGATGTACTTGTTTGCCCAGTTCTGAGCCGATCTCGGGGGATTAAAGGACTTGAACTTGTAAGCCCTGTCTCCGCCTCTGATGACCGACTGTTCTATCTTTCGGACAGCCTCGGGGCCCGAGAACTGGTCAAGCTCCTCAAACCACAGAAGGCCGATGAACCCGAAGGGGACTTTTATGGACTTGATCTTGTTCTCGTCGTCCGCCCCTCGGAAGTATATCTTCTGTCCCGTCTTTGTTTTGGTTATCTCCAGCGGAGATTTTGTGGCAGCATATTCATCGTCAAGACCGAGGGAAGATATCGCCCACAGCATCTGATTATACACCGAATCTTTCAGAGTGTTGCCCACCTGGCGGAGAATGCAGGCGTGCATATCCTCGTTTTTCTCCAGCAGGTCGATGACCGCCAGCGATATAAACGAGGACTTGGCAGAGCCTCTTCCGCCCGGGAAAACATATTCGGAGTGTTCGCCCTCGGCAATGTCAAACAGCACTGATGAAAAGGCAGGAGCCACCATGCTTGCGGGAATGCCGCCGTAAGAAAAGCCCTCCCGATCGTCCGCCGATGGGAAGTACCGTTCACGGTCAAGCTTAAGGCGGGCGTTGTCGTACCTGATCCTGTGCCGCAGCATATCATCGTCACGGATAATGCTCCGCAGCTCCTTTACCGCAGCCACATCGCCAAGCTTTGCCTGTTTGAGCAGCGCCGCATTGACCGCAAGCATATTCGTGACCTCGTCCTCGCTCAGCTCATCGAAGTTCACGCCCATATCAGAAAGGAGCTGGTAGTCCGCCACCTGAGAAGCAGGCAGCGACAACAGCAGCTCCATACACTTTTTCATATCACGCTTTTTCCGCCTTGCAGCCCCCGAGGCTTTGCCGCCGTTCGACTGTTCCTCGACTGTTAGCTCGTGAGACTGCGGTATTAGATTTTTTTCATTCACGGGTCACCACCTGCTTGGTTTGGAGTATAAAAAACCGCACGGAAGGTTATTTCCGTGCGGCGTTAATTATTTGCACTGTATAATTAGGATTTACTTCAGCCACCATATTATCTAATCGTGTCTTCATTTGAGCTGTGATACCATTACGACCAACAGATTGCAAAACCAAAATTGCAGAATCTCTTTCAGGATTATAAAAAATTCCAAATCCAAATGGAAGAACAGGAGCTTCAGTGGAATTTATCGGTCTTCTTTTTGCAGTGTCGGCTGAATCGACCAGCTCGCCTTCAATGCCATAATTGCCACTTTTAACTATTCCTGTTATAGATTTAAAGTAGAAAAGGCCATCATAATAATGATTGTTTAAGTTAAATAACTCAGCTCTAAAAAGATTTTCTTTTTTAGTATCATTTTGATATGATAAAGCGCAATTATAAAAATATTTCTTTGCTATATTGCTAAAGTCGTTTCCGCTTTTGTCTACTATATCTCCAATTACAACAGGATGAGAATGTTTTTTATCAAGCGTTTCAAATACTGTCATGGTATAGTAGGTCAATGTTATTTTTGCCATATATGTTACACCTCACGTAAAATATTTTCTACATAATACCACAAAAATAATCCTATGTCAACAAAATATGGAAACTAATTTAAAAAATGCTAAAAATGGAGAAAAATCAGCAAAGAATATCGCCTGACGGCCGTGAGGTGTCGAGCAGGCGATTTTGCATTCTTTGCATGATATAATAATACATCAGAAAATTGCCCCATACCTGCACCAGTTTAAATAATTTCTCCAAGCTCGGATGCAAGGGTTATCAGAAAATCGTGACGTATAGCCCGACCTGTGCGCTCGCAGTTCAGTGTATCACAATATATCATAGGAGTGCTTCCGCAGACATTCTGCATAATAAAGCGCTGCTCGTGATCCGGAAATACCGCAAGCGCTCTGTCAACAGCAGCAATTCTCTTCCGCAGCAGAGCGGTATGTTTTTCAATCTGCTCCGTTACAGACTGAACGGGCTTGGATATCCCGCTGCCATGCACAGTGCAGTCAGGCGTGCTGTATATCCTGTCAAATTCGATGGACTTTATTCGGCGCTTGTTATCCTCATAGCTGCGTGCCACGGAAAGCACACGCTTGTAAACCTCTTTGTCAAGATATTTTGGTATGTATGTCCTCATTGTTTGTCGCTCCTTTTAATTTTGTATTCATTCTCTCCCTCAGCCCTGTATCTCCCGTGAGCAGCCCCACTATTCTTACCGCCTTGTCGGCGATATCGTAAATATCGTCGGACTTTTCAAGCTCACTCCTGAGAGTGCCCGCCTCCCGAGCTGAGCTAAGTATTCTTTTCACTTCCTGTACTGTCATCTTCAGCCCTCCTATAAGCCGTGTCTAAAATTGATTAACCCCTATTCTTTTTCAGTCATTTAATTGTAGAGGTTCTGATCTCACGAATACGGGCCTTTAATGCCTCCAGCAATGCGTCCTGTACGTCCGCTTTGCCCTCAAGGGCTGCAGCCACGTCAACATCACGTGTGTCCTGGGTAACTAACCGATGAATTATCACCTTATCGGCCTGCCCCTGTCTGTGTAGTCGTTTGTTTGCCTGCTCGTACAGTTCCAGTGACCAGTTAAGTCCAAACCAGATTATATGATGTCCTCCCTGTTGTAGGTTCAGACCGTACCCGGCGGACGCAGGGTGCGCCAGAAGGATGTCGATCTTTCCGCCATTCCAGTCCTGCTGATCCTTGTCCGTTCGAAGCTGTCTGACTGAAAGAGAGGTCTTTTCCAAATGTTTTAGTATGCGTGTAAGCTCATGTTGAAAGTTATAGAACACAAGGGCGTGCTGCCCGTTGAGACCCTCAATCAACTCGGAAAAAGCCTCAAGCTTCCCGTTGTGTATTTCAATAATATTTTTATCACCGTCATACACGGCGCCGCTTGCAAATTGCAGCAGCTTTCCCGAAAGCACAGCGGCTGTTCCGGCATCAAGAGTGTTTTCATCTATCTGCAGCAGCATATCTCTTTCAAAATCTTCATACTGCTTTTTTGTCTTTGCATCAAGGAAAACGGGTACATCGACCGTAATACAGTCAGGAAGAGAAAGATAATCGGAGGCTTTCATAGATACGCATATGTCTGAAATAGCATCTTTTATCGCTTCCTCGGCTCCCGGCTTCATCTTGTATGTGGTGAAATGGCCTCCGTGGGTTTCACATTCGCAGTATCGTGTACGGAATTGCGTTATCCTTTTTCCGAGCCGCACGCCCTGATCTATCAGATATATCTGCGCCCACAGGTCGGTCAGACCGTTGCTTGCGGGTGTACCTGTTAAACCAACAAAGCGCTTGATGTGCTGCCGAACGTAGCAGAGGGATTTAAAGCGCTGTGCCTTGCTGCTTTTGAAGCTTGAAATCTCATCAACAACGACCATATCAAACCGCCAGTTGTTCGCATCGTATTCCACGATCCATGGAACGTTTTCTCGGTTTATGACATACACATCGGCAGCGGTATTTAGCGCACGTACCCTCTGTTGTACGGTTCCGATGATCTTTGATATGCGCAGATGCTTTAGGTGATCCCACTTTTCTGCCTCAGTGCTCCACGTCATTTCTGCAACCTTTTTGGGGGCGATGACCAGCACTCTGCTGACCTCAAATCTGCCGTAGATCAGTTCATTTATCGCCGTAAGTGCTATGACTGTTTTTCCGAGGCCCATGTCAAGCAGTAAACCCAGATCCTTGTCCGTAATTATCCTGCTTATGCAATAGTTTTGATAATCATGCGGTTTGAATTCCATTTTTACCGCAGCTCCTTTCCGATTACGCCCAGAAAAGTTTCTACTTCGGAAACTGAACGCAGTATTACAACTGTCTGCTTCATGTAGCGCAGCTCTTTTATCCGAAATGCCTGCTGCTTTGACAAGGCACCTTTCGGTGATTTCAGCTCTGCAAAAATAACTGTGCCATTTGGGAGGCATATTATCCGATCGGGCACGCCATTGCTTCCGGGCGAAACAAATTTATATGCCCTGCCACCGATTGATTTTACGCCGTCACACAATTTTTTCTCGACTTTGTTTTCGGGCTGTCCCATTCAGTATTCACTCCTTGTAACTTTTACGCGCACGTGCGCACGCATATACACATATTTCATTTAGGCGTATTAGGCGATATATACTCTCTCTATGCTCTCTATTTTTTCTTTTTATATAAGTTTAAAGTTACAAAGTTACGAAACAAGCATAAAACGTTTATTTGCGCCATTTGCACCCGTAACTTTGACCGTAACTTTCTGTAACTTTCGTAACTTTGACTGTAACTTTGAAGTCTCAAAGTTACAGAAAGTTACAGTCAAAGTTACAGCTTTTCCGAACGTATAAATCCTTTTTGCACACCGTATTCCGCACCGAATCTTATAGCTTTTTGAGACTTATCCCAGCCGGGGATCCTTTGAAGAATACAGTTTATTTCAATAGAATCACTTCTGCGCATAGTCCTCAGATCTCCTCCGAAGCACTCACACCATATTTCCGCAGCGCATATCTTTTCTCGGGCAGTTCTTTTGACTCCCTCCTTCTGAAAGTCTGCCTGCCAGTACATACGGCGCTGTGTTATCGAACGCTTATCCCAATCGGGCAATATTTCACGTGCAACAAACTCACGTATAACGCCTTCCTTGGAACTCTGCTCAGAGTGTGCTTCCTGCACAGCTTCCGCAAGTTTAAGAGCCTCACCTGTAAGATACAAGTCCTCGCCCAGTTGCCAAGCCGTAAGCGCCTCTGCCCATATCTGCGGCGCTTCTGCGGATAAATCACTGAATACATTTTTGGTCGGCTCATGCACAGCGCAGTCTATGGGCCAGAAACGGCGGTTACCGGTTTTATCCCGAAGGAACTCCGATTCGTTTGTTGTTCCGAAAAACACGCATCGCCTTGGATACACCGACGTTCTGCGCCCATATGGCTCACGGAATATGTCCTCGACCTTGGATAAAAACTGTTTTACAGCGTTAGTTTCAGCACGGTTAAGGCCATTAAGCTCACCGACTTCATTGATCCATACGCCCTGCAGCATCTCGCAGGCTTCTTTGCCTTCAAAAGTTGACAGACTGTCCGAAAACCACTTACCGCCGAGGATCCTCAGCAGGGTGCTTTTGCCTATGCCCTGTGGCCCTGCGAGTATGGGCATGGTGTCATACTTTACACCCGGGGACATAACACGCGCCACAGCAGCTGTCAGTGACTTCCTGGTGGCTGCTCTTGTGTACGCAGAGTCCTCCGCACCGAGATAATCAATGAAAAGGGTATCAAGCCTCTGTACTCCATCCCATGGCGGCAGAGAAGTCAGATAATCCTTGACAGCGTTATAAGTGTGTTTGTGGCATGCAAGCGAGAACGCATCAAGGATACGCTTTTCACCCGTTATGCGATACGCCTTTTCAAGGTAGTGGCGAAGTCCGGAATCGTCATTGTCCGTCCATATGCGGCGCTCAGAGCTGCCGTCCCACGGGAGAACGTTAAGGGCATAAACCCTATTGCTGAATTCTTCATAGACGATCCTGTTTTTAAGCAAGGGGTCATTTTCGAGTATGATAAGTACGTTGTCAACGGTCTTTGCTGCTCCGCCGCTTGTTGTTGAAACCTCAAGCAGTGATATCCAGTTTTCGATTTCTGTCGGGGTTTCCGCTCCAAAGGCTTCTACCGCCTGCTGGTACCGCTCTGTGTTGAGTAGGGCGGCAACAGCTTTGTCAGCCGCAGCAAAGCGGCACATTTCTGTGTACGATGGTAACTTGTTCGTGGGCGTATCGGGCTTTGCATCATCGTCTCTGTTGCCGAACAGATGCAGCCTTGCAAGATCAAAAGCATTGCAAAGCTTACCGCCTGCAGGATCGGTCGCATGATGGGAGTAAAGAAACTGGCCATCGTTGTAAACGACTGCACCTCCTGTTGTCGAACCGCCCGAATAGGTGAAACGACCGTCCGTTCCGCACGGGGTGTACACATCGGGAATAATCTCATATATTACTCTGTAAATATCATACGTTTTGCAGAATGCACCGACAATGCCACTCTTCTCTGTAGGATCCGCCTGCTTTGCCCCTTTAGGTATCCTGGGTGCAGCAATGCCTTTCCATTCGGTAATATCGTGCCAGTCGGTGTACATCGCAAGTACTCCGTCTGCGTCTATAAATGGGTTATCTGCGTATTCGCATATATACGTGCTGTCTGATGAGCAGGACGGCCAGTACATGAGGCGGGAAGCTTCGAATGTAGTTGGGTCGCACATATCCATTCCGACAAATTCTGCCAGCTTACGCGCCAGGGGCTCGTATTCGTCCGCCGAACAGGGGCGGCTCAGAGGAATAAGTACTCTGAGCCTCGGAGCGGCTTCACAATGCTTGCGTGTACTGTATATGCAATAACCAAAGCCCAGTCCGTTGATCTTTCGCAGTACATGCTGCGTTTCGCCAGCTCTAATGTTGTCAAGGTCGAGGGTAATAAGATCACGCTCTGCAACGGCGTCCGCTTTGCGTCGGCTTCCCTTAAGCAGGCCACCCACAAAACCGCCTACGTCTTTCAGATCGTCCTGCTTTGATTTAGGCAGGGCGAGGTATTCGGCAAGTGTTTCCGTACCCCTTGCGGGGGTACGGAGCTTTTCGCAAAGCTCTGACCACATTATTTCCTGGGGGATCCAGCTGACAGCTTTTCTGCTCGATCCGACAGTGATATTTAAAAGTTTATCATTATTGAGCATATTTGCCCCCCCCTGATAGTTATTCTTTTTTGTAGTAGTCTCCGACAAATCCGTCGGCGTTGAGTATAAGCCCCGGCGCCCACGCAATGGGCTGCTTCATAAGGCTGCATAATGCGTCAAGATCTGCTCTGTCTGCAGGACAGTCAACAACCGCCTCATCGTGTATGTGCATAACGGTCTTATAGCCGGCTTTGTCAAGCCGATCAAGGGTAACAGCAAGGCAGTCACGGGCGATAGCCTGTACTACGTTTTCGGTCAGCTTTCCGCCGTATGTTGACAACTGACCCCACTTTTTGGAGTTGCCGTCCTGTCCCATATAATGAACAGCGGGTTTTCCAAAATTATTTACTGCGATCGTCGGAAACGGGTAAAATAGTTTCCTGCCGCTCGGCAGTGTGATCGTCATAAACTGTAATCCCGAAACAGGATCATACTCATAATGAAAGGTTAGGCATTTTACGACATTCGGACGGAAATTTGTAACAGTATCGAGAGCAGCCTGCTCCATTGAATACCACAGGTCCTTTATCCTCGGGTTTGCTTCCCGCCACGCTGAGACTATTTCGGGCAGCTCTGATTCGGGGAGCCCCATTGACAGTGCCCCCATATTTATCAGAGCACCAACAGAGCCCTGATAACCAAGAGCCAGTTCGGCGACTTTGCCTTTAGCCCTGAGAGCGTATTCGGGATTGCCTTTTTTGATACGTTCGATTGGAACATGGAACATCTGCGATGCCGAAGCTTCATATATTTTGCCGTGGGTTGCGAATACTTCCTGCCGCCAGCTTTCACCCGCAAGCCACGCTATAACACGTGCTTCGATGGCCGAAAAATCTGCCACTGCGAATTTGTTGCCGTCGGAGGGAATAAACGCAGTGCGTATCAGCTGTGAAAGGGTGTCGGATACGCTGCCGTAGATAAATTGCAGCATGAACGTGTTTCTTTCCTTCGCAAGCTCACGGGCGATAGAAAGGTTTTCTATGTAAGTCCTTGGAAGGTTCTGCACCTGTATCAACCGCCCCGCCCATCTGCCCGTGCGGTTTGCGCCGTAAAACTGGATAAGCCCTCTTGCTCTGCCATCAGCACAGACGGCGTTTTCCATTGCTGTATATTTCTTTACCGAGGATTTCGAAAGTTCCTGCCGCAGCTGTAAAACACGCTTTACATTTTCCTGTGGAATACCCTTATCGAGCATATCGGATACGTTTGCTTTGCTGAGATTTTCGACTTCTGTATCCGTTTCGGTTTCAAGCCATTTTTTCAACTGCGAAACAGATTTAGGGTTATCAAGCCCCGTGATCCTGACAGCTTCTTCGGTCAGCTCTGAGTTTATCTTGTCTGCGCAGCCTATCGCCCCGCTTACAAGATCAAGGTCAAGCCGTACCCCGTAAGCGTTTATCCGCTGATCAAGCTCCCATTGAAGCTGCACATCAGCGGGTACGGGGAACGCAGACAGAGTATTGTCAACAGTCATTTCCGTAACAACGTCCTGCACGCAGTAGGTTTTGAACAGATCCCATTTTTCAGGTGCATGATGCGGGAGATTTCTCATTCTGTTGCCATTCGCCGATGAGGGTTTACACGGCTTGCAAAAATAGTTTATCAGCGCTTTGCCGATACCCATCTTCTTTTTATCCTGAGGCAAACCGAGCGCTTCACCGACTGCGGCAAGACCACCCGGAAACCCGCAGTATAGTCCGTGCAACATAGTGCAATGCCATTTTGACAGCCATTGTGCTCTTTGATCCGCTGATAAGCCGAAATGCTTTGAAAGGCAGTACCATTCAAAAGCGGCGTTGTAGGCGTGCAGTATGCAGTCGGACGAGAACATCAAGTGAACTATGTATTCGGAAACAGAGTCCCCCGTAGTCAGATCCACGATACGCACAGGGGCGTTATCAAGGCTGTAAGCAAAAAGCAGTATCTCGAAATCATCGGACTGCACATATTTGTACAGTCCGGATTTCTTAATATCTACACTCGAATAAGTCTCAATATCGATCGAGATATTGTGAAGCATATTATCTCACCTCAGAACGGGATAACAGATCCGCCGGAGCTCTGGAAAGGGTCAAAGCCCTGGGGATAAAAGGGAGTATTCTGTGCCTGTGTGGGGTAGGTCTGCTGAACAGGCTGAGCGTAATTCTGTGGCGCCCAGTTCTGCGGAGCGGGCTGCTGATACTGCGGCTGCTGTGGAGCTGCTCCCATCGGAACGCCGAAAGCCTCTGCTGCGGATATCCTTCCCCCGAGGGGTTCACCGTCCTCAATTTTCTGTACCGCCTGCAAGCCAATGCCAACGCCCCTTTTGCCGTTTGAATTATAAGGAAAAAAGTTAATGCATACACGGGCAAAGCAACCGCTGTAAACATCGGTCTGATTGATAACGGGGTTAAGATTAGTGTCAACGACCTGAGGAGCCTGCTTGCTTGATGCAGTGAATACCCAGTGCCCCTTGCACTCTTCGCCGAATGCTTCTCCGTTAGGGCGCACACCGTCCCCGTCATGGATAGCGGTTGCGACAACAGGCGGCATAACACCGTTCCATTTCTTAGCAACGCCCTGCTGCTTAGCGGCGGTGACGGCGGCGTCAATGCGCTGCTTTGTTGCGATGTCTGACTTTGGGATAAGCACAGTTACTGAGTACTTTGCCTCCTGCCCGGGATTGTTTGCATAGGGCTCAAAAAGGTGAGTATATGAGAGCCTTGCACGGTCGGTTGTTACAGTTGTTTCGGTCATAGCCATGATTAATTTCCTCCAAACATTTCTTTTACATCGGGTTTAAATTCTTTCCTTTTATCATCAGCGGGGGCGAGAGTGGGTTTGCCCTGCGGTTTTATGATATTATCGCCGATAAGCTCTTCAAGCTTTTTTTTCGTGACAAGTTTTTCGAGCTCGGTAAGGTTAATGGGTTTGCGTTCATAAAGCAGTGCCTCATCGTAGCCATTTGATTTAAGTATATCAAATGCACTGTCGATATCGGATATTTTGCGAATGCTTCTGCCCTCGACGACCTTCCACCCCGATATATCAGTTCCTGACAGGATAGCATTCAGCGCATACTCCTCGAGATCTGTTACCCAGTTCTTTAATGTCAGAGCCCGAGTAAGGACGTCACCGATCTCTGTGTCAGTAAGCAACTCCTTAGGCACTTTTGCATCATTTTCAAGAGCAAAGAAGCTTTCAGTCCTTGCTCTGCAGTTCGCCTTCGCCTTGCAGAAACGGCACCAGTCACCGCATTTGAAGTCGCCCCCGCCGTTGTATGCCAGCTCAGCTATGGGCTTTATGCTTTCGCCCCATGCGGTAATGTCGGCGCAGCTGATCTCCCACGACGAAATACCATCGGTAATACGTGGTTGCACGATATGCAAAAACACATGTTGTATATCATACAAAAAGCTATATTCTGCGACAGCGCCCAGGGCGTAAAGCATAAGCTGTGGGTTATGGTCTGCACTTACGGGAACACCCTTACCGTATTTAAAATCAATGATATGCAGATCGTTTTTACAAATCAGTACGCAGTCACTTGTTCCGAAACCTTCCTTTGCGATATGAGAATAATTCAGCTGTTTTTCAATCACAACATACGGTTTTGCTTTGCTGTACTTATGAGCAATCGAAAGTATGTAGTCGAGATAGTCATCTGTGTACCCGTCCATTTCGGGCGAATAAGCGGGATCAGCCTTTATAGTGTCAAAAGCCTTTGTGTACTTTGATTTAGGCATGACCTCAAACTTACGTCTGAGTTTAAGCTCAGCAAGCGCATGAGCAAGAGTACCCTCAGCAGTGTATTCGCTGGGCTTGTCCGGCATACCCTCGGTCAGCCTTACCGACGGGGGGCAGTTTATCCAGCGCTTGGCTGCCGATGCGGATAAAAGGGCATGTACCTCGGGCATTATATCTTACCTCCCAGCGCACGGATACCGTTTGCGAAAGCAGGGTATGAATCCTTAGGCAGCTGCTGTATGCTCTGTACATTCTGCACGTTTCCCACAGCATCTGTAAAAGTGAACGAGTGCAGAAGATTAAGCAGTTCTGTCTGTCTGCCTGCCTCGCATATGGGTCGTGCGGCAAGAGCAAGCTCGTCCATGGTGTACTCACGTGATGCAGTGGGGATCATCTGAGCAACAGGAGGGGCAATAGTAACCGCCTGAGTAGGAACCGCCTGCGCCACGGGAGCAGCGGTCGGAACATGTGGCATCTGCTGTGCGGGTGTAGCCTGTACGGCTGCAGATTGCGCTGTGGGAATGGGGGCTGCGGGGGTAGGCGCATAGGGCACTGAGAGAAGCTTGGCGATTTCAACTGCCTGTGCGGGGGATACTTCGATAGTCATTTTGATACTCATAGATCATTACCTCTTTCTGTTATTATTTTTTACTTTATTTAATGCTTTTTCAAGCACAAAATCGGGTACAATTACCCCGTCGGGGCGTACATGCAGATCAAATGCTTCATGCTGCATCGATTCGGAAAAATATGACGAGAGCCATTGTGTAAAATTTATAAGGTCGCTATTGCTACTGCTTATAATGGCGTAAGCTGTGAGTGCTCGCCTGTCGGTTTTCGTTTTGGATTTAGCTGCTATAGCACGCATTTTGAGCTTGAACTGTGCGTTATCGACTGTGCATGAAATCTCGCATTCGGGTATAAGCGTATAGAATGCCTTTTTGGATAAGTTGTAGAGCTCTTCGGCGCTTACTCTGATCTCAGTCATAGGCTTCTTCCTCACTTTCTGCGTCGTCCGAAAGTACCGCACGCTGATCAGCAAACTTTATCATTTTTATTCCTCCTCAAAAAGTGACATTTGTTTATTATCCTTGTAATCATCTTCCCAAGCTACGCCTATGTAATCCAACACTCGCCCCCAGCCGTATTTTTGACCATTGCTGTCAGTACAGCATTCGTACATCCAATAATGCCATTCCTTGAGGTTGTCTTCCCGAAGTCTGTCAAATCGGTGAGGACGGTGTTCCATGTGAATACCAAATCCACACATCGAACAGCCTGTACGCTGTGCCCTTGTAGTGTAAAGCGTACCATCATCTTTGCGCTTTATTTCACCGTATGCTCGGGGTATAGGGACATTAAGGTCAATGGCAAGCTGCAGAAGGTCTTGGCGTGAAAATATTGCAAAGGGACAGGAGCGAATAGTGTTTTTGCCGTAATAATTACAGCCGTTTTTCATCAGTCCCAGTTCTCTTTGACCGCCCTCGGAAGCCATAAGTCCAAGATATGGATAACTGTTGTGTTCTTTCGCCCAATCATCTGCAGGCTTTTCTTTCATATAATAGCAGCATCTTGATGATACTTTAAATTCGGGCGGCTTTGTAAACACCAGATCAGGGCGATGCTCACGGTAGTTATATCCAAAAAGCTTGATCCATTTTTCAGGCAGCTTGATTTTGTCGCTATGCTGAAAATGTCCCTGTTCTCCCATATCTCCCGTCATGATAGCATGAATAAATGTCTGCTTTTCACTATCCGGGGAGAGAAGATAGTTTATTTTGTTTGCCTTTGCCTTTGAAATGACCGGAAATCCTAAATCCTGAAGAACTTTAGACTTGGACATATACGGCTTTATCGGAATAACTCCCAGTTGCTTGTGTACTTCCTGATTGCCCTTATCTTCAAGAATTGACACGGATATCGCAGGAACGTCAATGCCAATGGACCTGAGAAAACACAACAGTGTTATGCTGTCAAGTCCACCAACTGAAACATGGCAGTTGGCATTGTAATCTCCGACTGGTGAAGTAATAGTGTTATAGAAATCCTTTGCCATTTTAGTGGCATGGGAAATCTTGCTTTCGTAAGGTAGTTGCTGATATTGTTGGAATGTCTTGATATCCACTTGACAAATCCTCCTAAATGCCTTATAATAAGGCTGTCTTATTTATCTTTTTGCCGTGTACGGTTGCCGCCGTCACGGCTTTTTCTTTACCCCTGCACAGGGCAAGCCACAAACTCTACCCTGTCCGGAATGCGCCCTGTAAGCGTCATTGCAATCGCATTGGCAGTAGGTTCAAGCCCCTCAGTGCTGTACGCCTGTGTGCGAAATTTGATGACCTTGTTGCCAAAAAAGCACTTGGCTATGTACATCTTCATTCGGCATCTGCCTCCTTCTGAATTTTTGTCCCCTGTTCCATCGCTCTGATGAGCCTTGCGATAGTGTCGGCAAGGGCATCAGCAGAAGGCTCCTGCTTGATGTTTACGGGTCTTGTGTTTGCTGTCTGCTTAGTCATATTATCACCTCATATCCTTTCTCAGTGTGTAAAAATCTCGAAGCCCTTTGCAGGGGAAACAAAGCGGTAGAGAACTATCTGACATTCCCCGTCAGTATCCTCGAAATGCTCTTCTGCCGCAGCTCTTGCCTCTTCCTCGGTGTCATATTCACCGATAAGACCATAATCCTCGTAATGGTCCCATAGACGATATTTTTTCATTGCTCTCACCTCACAATTCGATGATATGATTTATTCCCTTGTTTTGATCTCTGAGCACAATGTATTTCTTACCGTTGTACTCTGTGAATTGACCTAAAAAGACAAGATTGCACAGGTGCTTTCCCGGTTCTTTTGTTGCGTTTGCTGCTTCAAAGCTTGACACTGTTCCCCAGATGCATCCAGATTCCTTAGTGTTAATGCAGAAGTTGTTGGGATCTATCATTTTCTCACTTCCCTTCTTTATCTGTCCTGTTTTTCACACAGATAATGTGTTACACTGAAAATGGCATTATGCCGACCGAGCAAAAAGCTGCTCAAACTGACAGTTGGGGAAGAACTCATTTTTTATCGTGAAAGCTTCTTCCACGGTAAACGAGCTTTTTCCTGTGATCTTCGCTCTGAGGGTATCCCGTGTTATCCCGAGCCTCTTTGCAATGTCAACATAGTTAATATGCGCCTTTGCGATCTCGCCTATAAGATTGCTGTATTCCATATGCTTTTCTCCTTTCGTTTGAATAGCTTTATTATGCAAACGCATAATTTATGATTTAATTATATTATTCAACTGCGTAAAAGTCAATAGTTTTTCTGTAATTTATTACGCATTTGAATAACTTTGTCGCTATGCACAAAAAATTATGCAGTTCTTTGTTTGTGACAATGAAATTATACGCATTTGCATAAATTTGTTGACTTTTGTTTTCTTTAGTGATATACTTATGATAATTTAATAGGAGGCGTCAATTATGGCAATCGGAGCAAAGCTAAAACAAATACTGGAGGACAGAGGGCTGAAAGCAACAGACATAGCTGCGCAAACAGGACTGTCCGCTCAGACTATATACAGTCTGATTTCACGAGACAGCAACAAGGCGAGTATAGATAATCTTATAAAGATTTGCGGTGCTCTTGGGATTACAGTTGAAGAGCTAAATCAGTATGATCTGAAAACTAAAAGTAATGCTTTACCCAAAATATCGGTTACTGATCATGAGAATAAAGTAATTACAGCTTACCGTGACAAGCCTGAAATGCAGGGAGCTGTTGATAAGCTCCTTGAAATAGAACCTGCACGCAGAAAAATTGATATATCCGCTTACAAGCAGAATATAGCCGCAGGAACAGGAGAAGAAGGATTTACACCTGAGAAGTTCAAGGAGGTTGACGACTTTGCAAGACAAATCGCAGAACTCGAAGCCAATGAATCTGATTGATCTCTACCAGTTTGCAAAGGATAATGACATAAAGGTGGTAGAAACTATCAGCCCACAATGCAAAGCAATTTCCATGCTGTCACCGCAGGGAGAGTGCTACATAGGTATTGATTCAAAATCAATGAAAAGTGAGCGTGAGGAAAAGCAGTATCTTGCTCACGATATAGGGCATTGCATGAAGGGTGCATTTTATAACCCGTATTCACCTTTTGACATTATTGAGAAGCAGGAGCATCGTGCAAATACCGAAGCGATACATTACCTTATTCCCAAGCAGGAATTGATAAAAGCGATGAAAAGCGGCGAGACCGAGGTATGGCAGCTTTGCGAATACTTTGACGTCGATGTAAAGTATATAAAGCTTGCTTTTTGGGAGTATTTTGATAAAATAATTTAAACTTTAAAGTAAGGACGTGACATTATGGCAAAATGTAAGAGCTGCGGAAAACATGGACTATTTTTAAAATTAAACAGTGAAGGTCTGTGTGAAGACTGCGAAATCATAAAGGAAATCAAATCAAAGCCGTCAGCTACAAGCAATGATGTAAATAAGCTGCAATCGGCGAGAGCAAGAGTCTATGGGACTGACTTGCTGGAAGCTACTTGCGTTGGATATCATTGCGGAGAATGTGCAAAATATGTTAACCGAGTTTATTCTCAAAGTGGTAAAGACAGCAGGTTTCCCAAACTACCTGATTATATCAAAAAACATTCCGATCACTGTGGAATAATGCTTTATCCTTTTGTATATGGTGTGAATTATATGGTAGATGTTTATACAGGAAAGACTTTGACGGATAAACAAGTTGTTGAATACAGTAATCGCCCTTACACCGATTCACGCCCGCCTGAATGGAGGGCAGGGTATCGAAGACTTGAAGCAAAAGCCAATAATAAGAGAAACTGTCAGGGTGAGTACCATGAAATCTGTCAGAAGCTGCCTGATATTGCGCCTAAAAGCCAGGCGGGATATACACGAATGAAAAAAGCTGCTTCTGCTAATTTCAAAAAAATATCAGAAGCAGCCCGTGAAGCCGGAATAACTATTCATGATTTTGAAAATGAAGATTGACAATTAAGGAGAGTGTACTCAATGAAAAAAATAATATCAGCTGTTCTTGCAGCCATGTGTGTGATGTCAGTTTTTTCAGCGTGCGGCAGTGAAGCAGCACCAAATACCGAGGTGTCTGTTTCCGAATCCGTGTCCGAAAAGGAGCAGAGCAGTGACAGCGTTATCAGAAATATTAAATGGGGTATGTCAATAGACGAAGTGAAATCCTCCGAAACTGCTGAATTTGATAGTGAAAAGGAAAATAAAAGCCTGCGCTATAAAAACATTGATATGTTCGGTCAGAAATTTGATTTGACATATGCTTTTGATGTATCTGACGGTTTATATTCGGCTGTATATGGCAGTCCTGATCTTATGCCCGATGATGCGGCAGCTCTCCAGAAGTCAATAATAGACACATTGACAGAAAAGTATGGAAAAGGTGAAGACGGCAGCCCGTTGTATGATCTTGTCTGGTATTCCGGTGATACTAAAATATCACTTTTTATCGGTACACCAAAGGACAATGATACCCTTACATATTTCAGAATATGGTATCAGAAAGATGATGACGCAGCCAGCAGATCCGATAATGGAAATCTTTGATTTATAAATAAAAATCCCCGCTCGATGTTGGAGCACCGAACGGGGAAGAAGCTGTGATACAATCACAACCTTAGACAAGTTTATTGTACCATAGCTCCCTGAAAATGTCAAGGAGTGATAAAAAATATGCAAACCGCCGTGATATACGCCCGGTATTCGTCCGACAAGCAGACGGAGCAGTCCATCGAGGGACAGCTCTACGACTGCTACAATTATGCCAAGCAGCACGGCATAACAGTCGTGCAGGAATACATAGACCGAGCCATGACAGGCAGAAATGATGACCGTCCCGACTTTCAGCGTATGATTGCAGACAGTGCAAAGCATACCTTTGAGCTTGTGCTTGTGTGGAAGCTTGACCGCTTTGCCCGTTCTACCGAGGACTCTGCTTACAACCGAGGAAAGCTCAAGCGTAACGGTGTGCGCCTGCTCTCAGTCAAGGAGGACTTCGGGGACAGTTCCGCAGGTGATCTGATGATGCACGTCATGGAGAGCTTCAACGAATTTTACAGTGCCGACCTTCGGGAAAAGACCGTCAGAGGAATGCACCAGAGCGCACTTAAATGTCAGAGCACAGGCGGGCAAATTCCTATTGGCTATAAGATAGAGGGCAAGAAGTATGCGATAGATGAAGCCACACGATTTATCCCGGAGACTGTTTTCAGAATGTATGCAGAGGGAAAGAGACTGGCAGAAATAGCCCGATATCTGAATGAAAGGGGCTATCGGACCCGCATGGGCAGGAAATTTACCACAGGAAGCTTTTACACAATGCTCAGCAACGAAAAATACATAGGCGTGTATAAATACGGAGACGTCCGTATTGAAGGAGGATATGAAGCTATGATTGACCCTGTTTTATTTGATGCAGTTCAGAAAAAGCTTGTTGAAAACAAGAAGCGTGCGCCGAAGATTTCCGAGCGTGAGAATTTTTATCTCACAGGCAAGCTGTTTTGCGGTCATTGCGGCGAACCGATGAACGGCATGAGCGGCAACAGCACCAAAGGAAAGCATTTATATTACCGCTGCAACGGAGTGCGCAAGCATACAGGCTGTGATAAGCGCACCGAGCGGAAGGAAGAACTTGAAAATGAGATCATCGGAGCAATTCAGAGAGCCTTTGCCAATGCTGACCCCGAAGAGCTCACAAGAAAAGTGATTGAGAATTATGAAAAGAACTCTCGTCCTGCCGATCAGGTGAAGGTAATGAAAGCCGAGCTGCAGAAAATTACAAATAAGGTTGATAACGTTGTCAATGCCATTGCCGAAATGGGCGGCAACGAAACATTATACACTCAGCTCCGACAGCTCACCGAGCAGAAGGAGCAGAAAGAGACCGAGATCCGTATAGCAGAACACAAAGCCGATGATATGCCCACGGTTGAACTTGTAAAGAAAATACTTGACCTTATTCAGAACGCCGATACAATGACTGACGAGGGTAGGCAGCTGCTCATTGACGGAGCTGTCAGCCGCATATATGTGTACGATGACAGCCTGGATATCTATTTCAAGGGTGGCAAGAACACAGAAATCCCACTAAATCCCGCAAATAAAGATGATGTATCAGATAATTCGTTCGCCTGCTGCAAGGAATGGGGAGCCAAAACAAAAACATACAAACCGTTTCGATAATATGCGGCTGTATGGTAATCAAAAAGCGTCGGGAATAACTTCTCGACGCTTTTACTTTTCCCTAAGGCAAAACCGCACAAATTCTTGGAAAGCAGCAAAAAAAGGTATAATATAAGTATGAATAAACAACTAACATTCTCGCTTATAAGCGATGAACTGGCACAAGCCAGAACAAGCAAAAAAGAATTTCTTGAAAAGATAGAGCGGATAATACC